CCAACGAAGTGTGGTGTACCTGTCACTTGTGACTGGTCAAACACTGCTGTTGGAGCACCTGGCAAAGCGCGCAATGATGTCAAGATTTCCTGGTCGATTTCAGCAGTAATTTCTTGTGCCAAAGCTGCCATGATTTCTGCTTCGATGTCAATACCTTGTTGGGCTTGTGCATCTTGAGCTGCTTCAAATGTCCAGCGTGCTGACAACTTACGTGTCTTAGCTTCAACAACTTCCTTAACGATCTGGATGGACAAGCGCTTACCTGCTGTACCTTCCAGTGATGTTGTTGGAGCTGCCTGTGGTGTTGTACCGTTCAAGTTACCTGAGTAAGCACGGGCAATGTCGAATGGGGACAATGCTTCGTTACCAGCTTGTACGTAACCAGCAACTGAGTCAGCATAGCGGACGCGCAGTGTGTGGATTTGTGCAACTGGGCCTGTCATTGGTTGAACACCAATAATTTCGTTAGCGATAACAGTTGGCATAACACGACGAATAACTGGCAGGATAACCTTGTTCAGTGTGGCAACGTTGCTGCTGTTTGTTGCACCAGCTGTAGCGTTTTCCATCAGCTTCAGTTCGCGATATGTGTTCTCCAGAACAGTTTCCATTACCTTCTTTTTAGTAGGATTCAGGGTACCGTCTTGGTTGTGGGTCAGATCCTTGCCTTCGCAGAGCATTTTCTTAGTCTGTGACCACTGGGATTCAAAGAGTTTAGTCATGGTATATTTTCCAAGTTTACTTTTTAATACCGGCTAGTCTCAAGATTGTCGCTGCTTCGTTACTAACGGCAACTTCATCTGATTCTTCAGCCTGGACTGTTTCTAGCAGTCGATTAGTGCGCTGGTCGCCGGTAATAGCTACAGTGCTCAGCTCTTTTACAGCAGGTGCTTCCGTAAGGGTACGTTGGCGGCTCTGCGGAGCTTGCTTCTTGCTGCCCTCATTGAGGACTGCTGGAAGATATTTAGTAAAAGCTTCACGAAGTTGTGTCGTTTTGACAGTTTCGAGCAGCTCTTGCATTACAGCTTTCTTATCACGTGACAAGTTGCCAGTGAGTTCGGCCATAATTTTTGTACGATTTGTGGTTTCTTCGGCCAGCTTTGCTTTACGTGCGGACACGTCAGCATTTTTTTGTGACTCAGCCAGTTGGTTCTTCAGTGTTGCCAGTTCAGCCTTGGTAGACTCGAGAACTGTTTCAACTTTACGAACTTCTGTTTCTTCGCCAAAATAGCTAGTCATAAACTCTGCTGCCACTGCTTCGAAAATACGGCGTCCGAACATGTTCTGACGATTCTTTTCTAGGTCTTCATGCAACTGTGTCAGTTCAACTTTCAATGTTTCTGTGACTTGCACATCAACCATCTTAGCTGCTTCTGCCACAAACTTGCGTTGTGTAGCTGCGAGTTTTGCACGTGATTCAGCAACCAACTGAACACGCTTTTCTACTAATGCACGCTTATCTTCTTGGAATTCACGCAATTCAGCAGACACTTGACGTACCACAAACTCATCAACCTTCTTCAGGCGTGCTGAGTATGCTTCTTCCAATGCGTTACGATGTGCAAGTGACTCGAGAGCAATAGTTTCTTGCTTCGCTGTCAGAGCAGCTTCTTGCTTACGCAAGTCACCAATCTCTGCTGCCAGTTTGTCCATCACAAAACCACGCATAAGGGTCATGTGTTCTTTGAGACGCTTCTTGTACACGTCTTTGCCTTCTGCCAATTGAGCAGCAAGCTTAACGCGCATTTCTGCGACTGCGTTTTTGTCTTCGTTAAATTCCAGCAGCTCTGAGTTGAGCTTGCGTAGAACAAAACCTTCCAAGGTCTTCGCGTGTTCCTGAATGCGAGTCTTGTATGTGCCACGTGCTTCCTTAATGGCAGCATCGTAACGAGTACGGGACTCACGGAGACGAGCTAGTTCGCTGGTGCGATCTGTCTCAATCTTCTGGACTACGTCAGTGAGCATACGATCCATTGCTTCTACAAGTGTTGACTTGTCGTGTTCAAAACGCTGTGCCATTTCTTCACGAATCTGTGTTTCCACAGTTTCACGAATTTGGCTTGTAACTGCTTCTACTTCAGCAGCAACACCAGCTTTTACACCTGCTTCCACGCCTTCTTTAATTGCTTGTGCAGCAATTACTTTAGCTTGCGCTTCTGCAGCTTCTTGAACATGAGATTCAAAACCTGCTTGCAATGCTTCTTTGTCTGTCTCACTGAGCAATCCAGCTTCAAACAACTTATTAACTATGTTATCCATGGACCACTCCTTAGGCTTTCAAATTATTGATCCAATCCAAAAGTTCCTTTGTCAGGTGCTTTTGTGCCTTTTGGTCATGCTTCACAGCATGGGCTAGATCTTCGATAATTGAACCGCGCTTGCCGTTCTTAGCTTCGTAAACTGCCTTGGGGTAGGCGTTTGGTGCGCTAGGGCGAGCAACGATGTCAACAGTTACGATTTGGAAATCAGACACTTCACCGTCATCAGTAACGTTACCGCTACCACGACTTGAAACACCTAATTTCACGCCACTCTCTAAAAGAGTTTTTACAATGTTTCCCATAGGAGTTGGCAAAATTTTAAGTTTGCCAAAACCATTGGGACCATCCATCCACATTTTCGTAATCATGTGGCTGACGCGATCCAAATTAATGTTAAGCTCTTCTGGATGATCTGCTTCACCCAAAACGCTTTCACCTTTTATAAGGATCTCATTGACATTATCTACAGCACGGCGGATTTCTTGGACCGGATACACACGTTCATTAAGGTTCTTAACGCCACCTTGAATAAAAATACCATTCATGTAGAGCTGCTTAGGAGCACCTTCAAATTCCGGAGCTTCTGTAACAACTTGAATGTTGGCTTGATCGTATGTCAAACGTTCTGATAGAAATCTTTCCATGGCTTAGTTCTTACCGAAGTTCTTGCCTGAACCAATCAGACTCTTTTGACCTGCGGCGTCAGCCTTAGTGTCATTCAGAGTTGCTGATTTGTCGCCTTCTTTTTTAACTGTTGCACGGCCGTCAGCTGCTTTTGCCTTAGTGTTTTGACGCTTAGGCATATCTGTTGTCTTTGGGGCAGTTTGGCGCTCGTAACCGCTATGCTCTGTTGCCTTAATCTGAACTGGCTCACCTTTCAGTGCGCGTTGGTCCAGCTTTGGCTGCAAGCCTGGGCTCTTCTTGTTTTGTGTGATCTTTCCGCCACCTTGTTCAGTGCCGTCGACCATCTTGACTGATACTTTTTCGAGATCAGTAGTTACTGATTCGCCAAAGTTATTGTAGTCTTCTTCTACGTCGTCTTCGCCTTCATGATCAACTGTATCAAAGTCGCTAGACCCTTCTACGTCATCTTGACCATCAATGTTGCCAAAGTCGCCGTTTTCTGTATCGTCGCGAACGCCGTCCAGAGCATCATCTTCACCTGCTACGAGAGCATCGAATTCTGCTGCCAGTGCTTGCAATTCTGCTTCGATATCATCAACACGTGATTCGATGTCGCCATCTTCCGCATCAACGTCTGCTTCTGCATCAGTGTCAGCATCGAATGCTGAGTCATCTGCTGCGTCTACGTCTGCTTCAGCATCAGCGTCTGCATCAACTGCTGTGTCTGTATCTGTTTCGTCTGATTCTGCATCAGCATCGGAGTTGTCATCGAATGCAAATTCGTTAACTTGCTCGTCATCTTCTTCATCATCCTCACCAATGAGATCTGCTTCTGTAAACATCTCATCAATGGCAAGTTCATTTTCCCAGCTTTCATCTAGAACGAAGTCCTCACCCTGACGCAATGATTCATGGATCTGGCGAGAACGTTCAAGGATGAACTCATGGAAAAGTGCATCAGCCTTATCGCGCTCTTCATTGAGCAAGGCGATCAGTGCTTTTTCCAAAATTGAACGCATTTTAAGTCTCCCTTTTTTTAAACACGCACATT